GGGGTCTTTGAGACAAAGTAACTTATAAACAATGTAAGCACAAGCAACAGTGGAAGTAAAATCTTTACCGCTACCTTTCCCCAACTGTAAGATGATTTCGTTTTTTGTATATTTGTCATAGTATCTAGCCCCTTCTACTAATCCATAAAGTTCTTGTAAATCTTCTCTCTTGTATATCTGACTCATTGCTTCTACTATGTCATACTGGACTGCTGACAGAGTTGGCTGACCAAGATAATCAGATGACTCAACAAATGTTTTAACATCTACTGGTTTTTCATCAAACTGATTCTCTTTTAATACATCTAAAAAATCATTAAACATCTTGGACAATTGTAATCACTTCGCCTTCTTTTGCAATTTGTGAAAGCCTATGCATAATTAAATCACGAACTTCTGGATGCGTAGAAGCAATTTCTCTAAGTATTTCAACAAGGACTTCTTGTCGTCTTTCAATTTGAACCATTTCTTCGGCAAGTTCTTTATTTTCTAACAAACCAGCCTTTTGAAGCATTTCAATTCTAGATTTTTCAATATCCATAACAAGTTTAATAGCCTGAGTCTTTGCACTAAGGTTATTTGTCATACTTGATTCATCAATAACTTCATAAGCCTTTGTAATAAGTTTGCTATAGTGTGTGTCTGCTCCAGCAAGTGCTTCTTTAGCCCGTGCACGAATTGCATCATTAGCAGATGCCATGACTTTCCACTCATTAATTAATGCAACAACACGAGTTCTAGGCATGTCTAGTTCTTTAGATATTTTTGTTGGGTCCTGCCCCTTTAAGTATTCTGTAACTACTTTGTTTACTTCATCTAAATGTTGAACTAATTCTATTTCAGTTGACATTGTATTTCCCTTCTAAACGATTAATTTCATCTTTAATATAAAAAATTGCTTTTTCTAAATCTTGGATTGTTTTTTGTTCATCTTTAAGTCCCGCTCTCCACAAATATTTAAAAGCATTTCCAATATTAAAATTGCGATGACGTGTAATCTGTATACACTCAACTCCACTAGGATCGGTTGTATAGTGTAACGGATGATTAACTTGATCAACCGTAATATTTAAATTATTGCTCATGGCTATCTCCTAATATAAAGGTTCCTACTATTGAAGATCTAGGACTTTCGTTTGTTAGTGAATGATCCATATTTGATTTAAATAAAAGGCAGTCGCCTGGCTCAAGAAAATATGAAGAAACATTTTGAGTTATCCTATCTCTTAAACTCCAGTTATTTGTACCTTGTAACTGTATAACAATTGTATTTTTATCATGATATTCATAGGGAACAAATTTATCTGCCAACGCAATTTTTAAAGACGTAAATTTTATTTTAATGTCAATTATTTTATTCATTGTATAAATTTTATTACTTATTGATTCTGGAATTAATTCTTTTTTACCAGTTGTATCAAAAAATAATGAGAAAAAAAATGTTGCATCAGATTCTATTAAAGGCCCATTCCAATCGGCAATTTGTTTAACAGCAATTAAATCTTTGTAAACAATTTCAAAATTATTTTTATTATTACTTAAAATATTTAAAGGTTTTTTAACTCGTATTTCTTTATTAAGAATATTTAAAATATCTTCCCAATCCAACAAATTGCCATATAAATTTTTTGCAAGATATGATCCATCTTGTTTCCACTTTTTTATAAAATCATTTTTTAAATTATCAAAATTATTCATCGCTTTGATTTCCTTAATCCAAATTTTGCAAGGTATACGTAGACTGTTTCTACGCTTGCGCCGCATTCTTTGGCAATGTCTTGTGGAGACTTTTTATCCATAAGATACCTCTTACGAAGCCAAGTTTCACTTGTATACAGTTTACCAGTCATAGTATTATTTGTCAACCTCTTTTGTATTAATATCATAATAAAATTTATCAGAATCTTCTAATATCCATTTATTTTGATTTTCAACATCCCACTTGTAATCATTAATTATTCTTTCAATAACATAATCTTTTTTTAGGGTAAAGGAAGGTTCATAAATACGAACTCTATTATTGGGCTGAACAGCAAAGTTGCCATCATCTCGCTGTATGACGTGTCCACATTTGTGCTCAGAAGGACTTTCTGAATACCCGTCATCTATAACATTTGTATCTGGATTGTGCCAGTCAAGAGTAAATAAATAAGTTCCATCATGTCTTGTTTTTGTTCTATCAATATATGACATTCTAAGGTTTGTTAAGTTTTCAAATTTAGTTACAGATATGTGATGACTAAAGGCGTTCCATAAAACTAAATTATGCAAGTCTACTTCAGGAACTCCAGGCTTTGTACAAAATGCACTAATTGGTAATCTCCACCATAATCCGCCATCCTCCATCATTATATGAAATAAAGGACTTCTACTTTTTATACTAGCAACACCAAATATAACGCATGGAAAATATTTGTCATGACTATCTAATTGATTCCTTAAGTAGTTTCCACGAACATAGCATTCAATTGGCGGGATATTAGCATTTAATTCTGGCATTATTCTGTTACCCCTATTGCTTTATTCCAATTATTAATAGCCCAATGGCCGATACCACAAGCGTCAGCAACGTCATTATCGTCAATACTTTTATCATAGTTGATTTCAATTAATTTTATTGTCCTTTCTTTTCTTATCTGCCGTTCAAATGTTTTATACCAAGATATTGATTTTCCAGGATTTTTTAATTTAATCTCTAATTGTTCTTCTTTAGTTAATTTTTTATTTCCTAAATAGTTTTGCCAAGTAATTGGGGCTACGGTTCCTATTTGTTTTGTTCCAGTCAATCCTGCCGCACCAAGCAGTGCACCTTGAACCAATGCAAGATCTGCAGCAGTTTTAGGACTATTCATAAAGACTGTGTGTTCAATTACTATTGCTTCAAATCCACCATAGTACTCAAAAAATGCTTTTGTTTTAGCACAGGCATCCATTACTTTTTCATAATTAGTATTACCTTCAAATTTTATTTTTCCAATAGTGCCAAGTTTTTTATTTTCAAATAATGCAAAAGCAAGACTGTTAGTGCTAGCATCAATGGCACATATTTTATTTGGCTCCACTATTGCACCCCACTTAGTCTTGTTCATAATCAAAAAATCCTTTTATTTCTTTTAACATCTTGTCAACACTTTTTTTACTTACATTACAATTTGAACAAAATCCAGAGTCATTGTAGATTGATAGGTCTACGTTACAACCACCATGGCATTTTCTTACTTTGCCAATTCTTTTTTGTCTACGAGTTATGTGGTAGCGTTGCACAATTTTATCTTTTGTTGCAATGTCTCTACACTCAATCCCGCAGTAAATTTGATAACTTACTTTGGGATTAAATGCTTTATCGCATCGATCACATAGTTTCACTTAATTCCTCAAGAGGTTTAATTTTTAAAACCCCTACTTCTGCCTCTGCACAGGCTTTTTGGATAGGGCAAACCTTACAGATTTTTGAGTTTGCTCTATATGTTTTTACTGGAATGTCTCTATCTGTCCAAGCCTTACGAACTTGTTTCATCCAGTCAAATGCATAGTTGGTCCAGTTACGATACTCATCATTAACTAGCACTGGTAAGGTTAATAATTCATGATTGTTTTTATTTTCATAAATTAAAACACCTTTATCTTTTTTTAATACTTTCATATACATTAGTAATTGCATAAGGTGTTTGCCTTTTGCTTTTCTATTTGCTTTTTTATATTCAAATCCATCGTTTGGCATTGTTTTAATTTCGCCAAGAATTGATTCACCCTTATAGTCAAGCATTACATCTCCATAGCCAAAGATAGGAGGATCATCTACCTTAACTGTAAACTCTAATGCTGGATGTTTTTGTTTGCCATATTTACGATCTGTTTCAAACTCCATGTTTTTATCTAAGATGTCTGCTTTAATCATTGCATCTTGAATTCGATCATGGCTTAACGTACCGCTTGTTCTATTTGCTACACCATATGGGTCAGCGTTATCATAAAATACTGCGCCATCAAAAGCAAGATACCAAAACCTTGCACACTCTCCAGCACCATAAGTAAGTGTTGATGGAGAAAAAGAATATTTTTTAGTAAATTTTGGTTTAATATCTGCTACATATCCTTGTTGAATAGCATTAACTAATCCTTCTGTATAGCCAATATCTTCATTATGTTTTGGTTCATCTGTTCTAATCATAATCTGTTTTAGTAAGTTTTTGCTCATTTTTTATCCTTTGTTTATATAAGTATAGCAGGTTATCGTATTATGTATTTGAGTGCTGACACTAAATTGTTGATTGATTCTGCTGCCGTGAAATATATGTTTTTCTTTGCTCTATCACTTTTATCTACATTAGCCATCCATGTTGCTTTAAATGACATTTTTGCTGCAATGGCTTGAAGTCTTACAATTTCAACAGTAGCAACATTAAACGGAACATCTGGTTTAATGATTAACTTAGCAATCATTGTTAAAGCAGTTGTTAACTCTTCGTCATTCATATAGTCAGCAATTTCAGTCAAACCATTGACCATATCTATGGTTGTTCCTGTTTGTTTAATTTGCTCTATCACTTTATTTATCCTCCGTTAGTTGTTCTAAAAGATCCATTTCAATTATAGCAAGTCTTACCTTTGTATTTCCTTCTCCAAGCACTACTACAATTGCTGGAGATTTATCAATTCCTGATTTTATGGAATCAGTAACAGCCTTAGCCCATACATCTTTGTTTAATGTAAAAGATTTTCCAACTTCTTTAAAGTCAACTATAAAATTTCTCCAAGTTGCATCTCCTTTTTTATTATTACGACCAGAATTTTTGTGTTGCTTAGCCCCAATTCTTTTGGACTCGCTTCTCTCACTCATTTGTAAAGTCTCTTTTCTTTCTTTTTGGTGGAATTAATCCAACTGTAGATATGTGTTTTTGAGAACACATCCAAGTTGCATCACCTGTTTCTTTCCAATACCTTAAAGAACCAACAATTTCTTGGCAAGTTTTACAAGGAAATTTGCCTGGATATACTGTAAACTCTTTAGACATTACTCAACTTATCTTTTAGTTGTTGTTGTAAATTTAAATCTTCTTTTATCCTATTAATAATTCCATCTCTTCCTTGTACTTTTGTGCCATCTTCTAACTGATACCATGCGCCAGTTCTGTTTAATAAACCAATAGATTCTGCAGTATCAACAAGATCACCAACAGCATCAATACCAATGTTGTTTCCACGGAAATAAAAATCATACTCACCAGACTGAAAACCTGGGGATGTTTTAGAAAATTGTAATTCCCATCTAATCTTTCTTCCAATTTTTTCTTCAATCAGTTTATCTCCAACTTTAATTTTACCTTTGATAGCCTGATTGTCAGACTCAGAAGAAAACAACTTTATAACACAAGATGAATAAAACTTGGTAGCCTGTCCACCAGAAGGTTGCTGGCTTGTATACATAGCGCTAATGTTGTTTCTTGATTGAGAAATAAGAACAAGAAGTGTTGGCTTTACCTTGTTATTAGCATAGTTAAGCATTTTCCAAGCATTACTAAAGTCTCTAGACTCTGCACCAATTTGTTTTGTATTCTCAAGTGCTTTCATTTCATCTGTATCTTTTTCAAAATATATAGCAGGAAGCATAGAAGTAATAGAGTCAATGACTATTAAGTCAACTCCAGCATTTATAAGCCCAACGCCAACATCTACCATGTCGCTAATAGTTCTTGCTTGAGAATAAATTAACTTTGTTGGGTCTACCCCCAGTTGTCGTGCCCAATCTTCAGAGTAAGACATCTCAGAATCAATCCATGCACAAACCTTACCTTCTGCTTGTGCTAAAGCAATCATTTGTAAACACATAGAGGACTTAGCAGATGACTTGCTTCCCCATATAAGCACCTGTCTACCGTATGGTAGTCCACCGCCTAGGGCACGGTTTAATCCAAAACTTGGTGTTGGCTGATACTCAAAACTAATACCTTCGCCAGTTCCAAGTCGTTTTCTAAGTCTTGGATCTAACTGAGATAATACATCTTCTATACTAACTGACATTTACATCCTCCATTATAACGGTTCCATCTTTGGTTTTACCAAAACTAAATTTATACGATTTACCTTCTTCAATATGCATATATGCTTTAGGAAATGCAGTAGGAAATACTGTAACAGAGTGTAAGTCTCTAGCCGTATCTGCTAAAGTTAAAGAAGCCATTTTCTTTCCAGCCTTTGTAATTCTTGGTTTAAAAGAAACTACAAACATTTCTTCTTCACTATATGGTAATTGTTTGTAACCTAAAAACTTAACAAGTGCATTTGAAGATTCTTTTATTTCATCAACAGGAATTGCAGAGACAATCCGATTATCATTAGCAAGAACCAAGTAAGTACGACCCGTCTCAATAGTTGTTCCTTCTTCATCAAATATACCAACACTCCCAGTTTTGTCAAGAATTTCAACTCGTGACCATCCCTTTCCTCGTTTAATTGCTTTAACCATACCCATTAAAATGTATGATCCCTTTTCTTCAAAT